CACCGACGTAACCGGCGGTGGATTTACCACTAGCGGTGCCAACGCTGCGGCAACTGAAAAAATTAGTGTTAACACTAATGAAATGAAGCGTTTCATCAAAGCTAATGTCACCGTCGCAGGTGGCACTGGTGCTGGTGCAATTAGCGTCATTGCCGTTGGCTCTAAGAAGTACGGCTGATCATGGCTATTGAAGATACCTTCGCTTTTCTAAATACAGAGGAGTTTGGAACTACCTGCCAAATTGGTGGGGGTTCCAATTTTGTTGGTATCTTGGATTCGCCTATGGATGTGATCGCGGGTGGTGTGGCTTTAAGTCGAGAGTATTTGCTAATGGCAAAGACTTCAGATGTAAGCTCTGCTACTCGCGGCACTTCTATTACTGTTGCATCTCAGGCGTACACCGTCAGGGAAAACCGCCCTATCGATGATGGTCTGTTTTCTGAGCTTTTATTGAGTAAGGACTAATGGCCGACACAAGGCGTGAATTGATTCTTGCTCGAATTAAAACGAACCTTGATTCTGCTACTGGCGTAACGGTTTACCGAAGCAGGGTTGAACCGTTGGCGCGTGGCGAAGTGCCTGCAATCATTGTCGAACCGGTGTCGGACCAGCCGTCCGAACAGTTCAGTAATAAATTGCAATGGACCTTGCGTGTAAGAGTCACGGTGCTGGTTCGCTCTGGCGTCCCTGACGACGCCTCTGACACTTTTTCACAGCAGGTCCATAACCTGATAATGGCTGACAGCAAAGTCAACGGCTACGCTTTAGACATTGACCCTGATCGAGTTGACTTCAGCTTGTACGAAGCTGATGTGCCGCTGGGGGTTGTTAGTATGGATTATCTGGTCAAATATCGCTCAAGCCGCGTTGACCTGACATCAGCGTAGGGTTGGCTTGCGGAAGCAGTTAACTTAAACTGATGCAATAACATCGTTCTCTACTGAGACCTCACAGATGGTAAAGCTAGCCCGAGTGAGGTCGATCCTCGCCAAAACCGAGTCAAGCTACGGAACAGATCCAACCCCAACAGGATCTGCAAACGGCATTGGTAAGATTTCATCTCTTGAAATCAACCCTGTTGAGTCTGAAGTTCTCTCTCGAAATTTAATTCGTCCTTTTTTGGGCAACAGTGCTCAGTTAATTGCAAACACGCGAGTCACTGTTAGTTTCACAGTTGAATATTCGGGATCTGGGGCTGCTGGGACAGCACCTAAATATGGTCCGTTGATTGAAGCTTGTGGTTTTGGCGAGACCATTGTGTCGTCAACTTCGGTTACTTATGCTCCGATTTCAACAACGCCTGAATCTGTCACGATGTACATCGACAACGATGGCATTCGGCACAAAGTTCTTGGGGCTCGTGGCACGTTTGCAATTAGCCTTAACGCAAACCAAATTCCGGTTATTAATTTTACAATGACCGGGCAATATGTTGCCCCAACTGATACTGCTTCTCCAAGCATCACAGTGTCGAACCAAGCTGACCCCGTGGTTTTTAACGCTGCCAATACAAACGGGTTTACGCTTTTCTCTGCAACAGGCCTTGCTCTTCAGTCAGCTGAAATTGACGTAGGCAACAGTGTGGTCTATCGAGAGCTGGTGAATGCAAGCAAAGACGTGCGAATTACTGATCGCGCTGCTACTGCAAACTTTGTCATTGAGTGCCCAACACTTTCAACTAAAGACTTCTTTGCGCTTGCTGTAGCTGGCACCGCTGGAAACTTAAGCATTGTGCATGGGACTACCGCAGGCAACATTATTACTTTGGCCTCCAATTCGACTGGTTTGTCACTAGGCAATCCAACATATTCCGAAAGCGATGGCATTGTTATGTTGAACCTTCCTACTACTATGGTTCCAAGCTCAGCTGGCAACAACGAGCTGACACTCGCTTACACCTAATCTGCATGGCTTTTGTTCTCAAGAAAGTTTCTTCTTACAAGTGGCCTGTTGCCGTTGACGTTCCTGTTGACGGCGGCAAGTTTAAAAAAGAAACTTTTACGGCAATCTTTAAAAAGATGAGCCGCTCAGCTTTTAACGATTTAATTGAACAAGGCGATGATGCTTTGATTAATGAAATTGTTGAAGGCTGGGAAGGGATCAAAGACGAGGATGGTGACGAGGTTGTTTACAGCGAAGAAGCGCAAGCTGAGCTGTTTGACGACCCCTATGTTCTGCGTGGTGTGATTTCTGCTTACACCGATAGCATTACGGGGTCACAAGCAAAAAACTAGAAGCCGCCGCTAAGCATTGGTGCGAAGGCGGCGGGGTCTTTGACGAAAGCATTGATGACTTGATGTCTAAGGGTATGGACCCTGGCGAGATCAATGCAATCCGCAAAGCTCGCAAGGCTGCGGATTTTGAAGTGTGGGAAGAAAACTGGGATATTGTTGAGATGTTTTTAAGAATGCAGACGCAATGGAATGTCAGTATGGGCGGGGTTTCTGGTTTAAATTACTCGTCGCTGGACTACCTCTGTAGACTGTATGAAGTCAAGGATCCTGTCGCCCTTTTTGAAGGGGTGCAGGTGATGGAACTAACCGCACTCGCCAGCCTGAACAAGAAGGACTCCTGATGGCAAAGGTCACAACCGACTTAACCGTTGTCATAAAAACCGCTGGCGATGCTGGTCTTGATAAATTAACGCGGACTTTAAACGGGCTAGGGCAACAGGCCAAAAGTGCTGCGGCTCCGTTTGATCAAATATCAAAAGAACTAAAAGAAGTTCAAAAAACGTCGGTTAATAGCATTGCAAACCTTCGTGGTTACAGAAACGCTTGGCGCGATATTACGCAGCAAGTCGAGATTGGCAGCGATGCGTTTAGAGAGGCGACGGCTGAGGCAGCAAGGCTTGACAAGCAACTGCAAAAAGCGGAAGGAAGAAAAGCTCCAGGCCAAGGCGGAAGGCTTGCTGGATTAGCAAGAGGTGCTGGCGCGATTGCGGCTGGCGGTGTATTTGGTGGACCGGAGGGTGCGCTTGGCGGAGCAGCTGGTTTAGCCGTTGGCGGCCCTGCAGGCGCTGCTATTGGCGCAGCAATTGGGGCTCAAGTCGGTCAACTTAGACAGGCTCTAGGAGCAACTGCTGAGTATTCAGCCAATCTTGGCAAGCTGCGTATTGCGTTGCAAGGTGTAACTACAGGCCAAAACCAATATTCAGACGCTCTTGTTTTCATACAAAAAACAACAAAAGATTTTGCGATTCCTCAAGATATAATTACGCGTCAATTTACAAAATTACAAGCATCTGTTCTGGGAGCGGGCGGAAGTATTGAAGACACAAAAGTTGCTTTTAATGGCATTGTTGCTGCCGTCAGGGCGACTGGTGGTTCCCTGCAGGATGTTGATTCTGCTTTGACTGCAACAGCACAAGTCTTCTCTAAAGGTAAGGTGTCAGCCGAGGAATTGAGACAACAAATCGGAGAAAGACTTCCCGGTGCGTTTACTTTGTTTGCAGAATCAATTGGCAAGACGCCTCAAGAGCTAGACAAGGCTCTTGAAGATGGGCAAGTTAGCTTGCAAGATTTCCAAACTTTTGCACAATCAATTTTTGAACGTTATGGAGAAACGGCAGAAATTATTGCTTCTGGCCCTAAATCTGCAGGAGATCAACTGCAGGTAGAACTTGCAAAATTAAAAGAAAATCTTGGTACATTGTTGGAACCAATTGGCGCGGCATTTCAGACAACATTTGCCAGTATTGTTACGGCAATCAATGATGCTATTGTTGCCTTAAACAATTTCCTAGGCATTGGCACTCAAGGTGCTATTAACAAAGCGCAGAAAGAACTTGACGCTGCAACGCAAAATTTTGAACAATTTTTAGGTATTGACAAGTCAACGCTTACTGCAGGCCGAGGAGGAACCAAGGCTCGGTTTGATAGAGCAAGAAACCGTGTTGTACTTGCCATAGAAAGGCTTGAAGAAGCAAAAGCTGCAGGAAGGCTAGACATTGAGCGTCCTGAAGAGCGAGGCGGGCTGCCTGGTATTACCGCTACTCCTAGCGGCGCCGAATCTTCAAGGGCAAAAGAGCGTGTTGATGCATCGCAAACATTGCTTGGCTTGGCTGAAAAACTGAACGAGGCAAGAAGAAGCGGCAATCAATTTGCAGTAATAAGTGCCCAGCTTGCATTTGATAGGCAAAAAATTGAAGAAGGCACTTTGCTGCCTCGCGAGAAAAACATAAGACTCTTAGATTTAGATGCCAAAGCCAATGAAAAAATTCTCCGCTTGCTTAGCGGCAAACCAGCAAAAGTTAAGGAGTTAAACGTTGAGCTGACAGAATCTCAAAAGCTATTTGAATCTATTAAAAACACTGTTGCTACTGGATTGGCTAATGCTATTGAAGGTTTGATTGATGGCACCAAGTCTCTTGGTGAGTCTTTGTCAAGCATTTTAAAGCAGATGGCAAGCATGTTCTTGCAAGCTGGCACGAAATCTTTAATTGGTTCAATCTTTCCTTCAGCTAATGGCAACGTATTTGCTCAAAACAAAGTTGTTCCTTTTGCTTCTGGCGGAATCGTAAACAAGCCAACTATTTTCCCCATGGCTAACGGCATGGGATTAATGGGCGAGGCTGGCCCTGAGGCCATCATGCCTTTACGTCGTGGAGCCAACGGCAAGCTTGGCGTCGAGTCTTCTGGTGGTGGAGTGGGTAACGTAGTTGTGAACGTTGATGCAACTGGCAGTAACGTGCAAGGCGACCAACCCAATGCTGATCGGCTCGGCAAAGTGATTGGTCAGGCTGTGCAAGCTGAACTGATCAAGCAAAAACGACCTGGAGGCTTGTTGACACGCTAATGGCTACTTTCCCAAGCATTGTTCCTGATTATGGAGCATCAAAAGCAAGCAAGCCAAACGTTAGAAACGTACAGTTTGGCGACGGCTACAGCCAACGCTTGCGTTACGGCCTTAATACAGACCTAAAGGTTTGGACGCTTACTTGGCAATACATTACTGAAGCAGACTCGGACACGATCGAAACGTTTTTGGAGGCGCGTGGTGGCGCTGAGCATTTTGATTGGTCGCCGCCAGATACAACCGAGACATATAAATGGATTTGTCAGCAATGGTCTAAGCAAATGACTTCTGCTGGCTTGAACCAGCTAACGGCCACGTTTCAGCAAGTTATTGAGCCATGAGCAACAGAGCGTTTGAAGAGCTGCTTAGCTCCAGCCCTTTCGCCATCATCGAGTTGTTTGAGCT